CGGCGTTTGATGACTGCTCAATATCTCTGATTTTTCCTTGGAATATTTCGGCTGTTTCTATGTCCGCGCCACCGGAATGTGGAATGACGTTGATGCTCGGAGTGTTCATCCGAATGTCGTTAGACACCTGATTGACAAACTGCGTTAACTGGTCAATTTGCAGGGCTGGCTTGTTTAATCGTTTGCGAGAGGCAAAAGACTTTTTATCCCATTGCGCCCCCTCGATGTCAGAAAGAAAATGTAAATCTTCCTTTCCAGCCTCGTAAATACTGGACCAATGAGAATCCGCGTCCTCATGACCTTTTTTTGCCCGCTCGATTAAATCCGACAAGTTTCGTGCCAATACAACGTGAAATTTGGCCCCAAAAGGCATGGGTGCAATCGGTAAAAACCAAAGGTTAACAAGGATATTCACATTTTTTGAAAAAAATCAATCCAAAAACTACAAAACCATTTACCCCATCCACCCGACACGCCGACCAGCTTGGGCGTAGGGGTCTTCTCTGGCAGAAAGACCTGATTTTAGTTTCCCAGCCGCGATTGCGGCATATCTTGCAGAATCAGCCGCATGGCTCGACCAATCGTGTCTAGGGGTTTTTTTGAAAACGCTTCTTTCTTCGTCCCATTCATAGCCGTAGTTTTCCAATGCGTGCAGACCGTCTTTTGTTTTTTCAGCGTCAAAAACAGAGAATGAAAGAGTTTGTCTCAAAATGTCGATGGCTGGCATTATGTCCGTTTCGCGGGGCAGCACAGTGTTTTGCAAGCCTAGCAAGGTGAGCTGGTTTTCCACGCTAGGCCCGCGAATGTTCCCATGCGCCCCGTCATGGGGCAGAAAATGACCGAAACGAACGTAGTTGTATGTTTTTGATTTGATGATTTTGACGTAGTGATCTAGCTGCTCCCCGCTGTTTTCGTAATATTCAAGCCATCTTAGCTCACGTCCGACAAATTGGAGCCACCAAATCGATGTCGCGTCCCCGAACCCCAAGTCCCAAGCTGTGAAAACCTCGCATGACGGGTCATAAGGTACTTTTGTAACCCGCCCCTCTTCTCTGGCCTTCGCTATCTGCTTTGCATACACAGCCCCCGAACGGCGCGTATCCGGCTGGCCTTCCCAAATATGCAAATATGCCTCTGTGTCTTGTGCCTCCAATTTCCTGCGCTCCGCGTCTAGGACAGGGGGGAAAAATGGGTTGTCGCGCCAAGAAACACAAACCGAGGCCAGATCATCGCCTGAGTATAAAACAAACCGTTGATAGGTTGGGTCCGTTAAGTTTTTAGGGTTAAACGAAACCCATATTTCCGCCCCATCTTTCCGAATTGTAGGGATCAGGGTTTCCCAAGAGTTGTGAGAAACGTTTTGCGCCTCTTCGACCCAGCAAATATCCGCCCCCTCGAGGGATTTGAGTTCCGTTGTGTTGTGCTTTAGCCCGCGGAATTTAAACTCAGTTCCGTTTTTGCCACGAATAATGTCTTTTTGAACCTCATAAAAATTGTACAATTCATGCTCTAAAATCAAATCAGACAATAGGGCGTGAACGCTGTCTGATATAGATTTCTGTATTTCGCGGGCGCAAATAATCCTCAAGGGCTTCTGCATCCCCATGACAAGCAAAGTCCTTGCGATTGCGTGTGACTTCGCGCCGCCCCTGCCGCCATACATGACTTTGTATCGTTTAGGAGAGAAAAGGAACTTAAACTTTTCCGGTATCTGGATTCGCATTAACGAACTCAACAATGATCTTGTTTGTAGCTATTGGCTTGCCATCTGGCCCAATCTGCGTATTTGTTGAGTCAACCTTGTCGGCCCATCCGGCGCGGTTTTTCATGTTGAAAATCCAAGAGGATGCGTTAAATCCCTCGATTTTGCCCGTTGCGCCGCCTATTCCGATTTTCTCCCAAAAAAGCAGACTTTTGCGCTTGGCTTCTTGCAGGTCTTCTTCTGGGCAATCCTCTGGGAACTTACGGCAGTACTCTAACGCCGTTTCATCGTTACAGATAGGGAATGACTTGATGGACAACCCAGATGCAACATGGTCGCAAAACTCGCGCCACATCTTCTGACGGAGTTCAGGCGTTGGGAACTTAAGCGGCTGACCGTTTGGATTCGCCATCGAATGCCTCCCCTGTTTCTTCGTGAATTGCTTTTTTGCCGACAAAATCCTGCCAGCGTTTGACGATCACGTCGGCGTATTTGGGGTCAAGCTCGATCATCCGGCATTGACGGTTCAATTTCTCGCAAGCGATCAGCGTGGTGCCAGAGCCGCCGAAGCAGTCCAGCACGATGTCGCGGCTCTTGCTGCTGTTGTTGATGGCGCGTTCCACCAGCTCCACGGGCTTCATGGTCGGGTGCAGTTCGTTACGCACGGGCTTGTTGACGAACCATACGTCGCCCTGATCGCGCGCGCCGCACCAGAAATGGTCGTTGCCTTGCTTCCAGCCATAAAGGATCGGCTCGTATTGGCGCTGATAATCGGCGCGGCCCAGGGTGAAAGTGTTTTTTGCCCAGATGACGAAGGTTGACCATTTGCCACCCGCCTCGATGAAGGCTTTTTGTAGCGTGTGCAATTCGCTGGCGGACATGCAAACGTAAACCGCGCCCTTGCAGACAGTCAGCATATTGATGCAAGCGTCATAAAGGAACCGCTCGAACCCGTCACCAAGATTGTCGTTCATGATGGTGCGGTTCGTGCCGCGCAATTTATCCTTGGCGGTGTTACCGTAATCCACGTTGTAGGGCGGATCCGTGAACACCATGTCCGCCAACGCACCATCCAGCACCCGCTCGACATTGGCCAGCACCGTGCTGTCGCCGCAGAGCAGAAGGTGGTTGCCCAGCCGCCAGAGATCACCAGGCTTGCTGACGGGCGTTTCCGGCGCTTCCGGTACGGCGTCCTCATCGGTTAATCCTTCAACAACGTTTGGCAACAGCTTGTCGATTTCATCCATGCTGAACCCTGTTAGGTCCAGATCAAACCCCATTTCCTTCAAGTCTTCGAACTCTAGGCGCAATATATCCTCGCTCCACCCTGCATTTAGAGCGAGCTTATTGTCCGCGATGATGTAAGCCTTTTTCTGGGCCTTCGTCAAACCATCCAGCGTGATACATGGGACCTCTGCAATACAAAGGAGGTTCGCCGCCATAACGCGCCCATGCCCCGCAATTATTCCTCCGTCTTCGTCAATTAAAATAGGTGACGTAAAACCAAATTCTTTGATACTGGAGGCTATTTGCTTGACCTGATCTACAGAATGGGTACGGCTGTTATTTGCGTACGGTATAAGCGTATCCGTTGCTTTATATTCCAGAACTCTTTTATGGGGTCTCGCCAATACCGCGCCTTTTTTTTCTTCGTTGTCCATGAGTTATTATAACAACTATCTGGGATGGAATCAATGGGATATTGTGGGTTATAAACTTGGGGAAACGGGTTCACCCTTTACAGTGAAACCCATTCCCCCTTGCTCAACCCTTTATCAAAGCCAGCACAGCGTCAAGCAGTCTGTTCGGAACTCGGACGATGGTTTTAGGCTCTCCTGACTTTCGGCCTGCGCCCTCTCGCTTTCCTCCCCAACCTGAGTTTTTCTTCTTCTCAGCGGTTTTCGAGATTCGGTCTAGAAATTTTTCCTCAGTCATTTACTCCCCCTTAAGAGCCGAGAGCTGGATTGGCTGTACCAAGCCGCGCTCTTGGGTGATGAAAAAATAGTTAGCGGTTAGACTTGCCGCCAATGACATAAAAACAATGGTCAGCAGGATTTGTTTGATTGTGGTCATGGTTTATTCCCCTTTTTTTGGTCTGGTTGCGAAAACAAGGTGACTCGTCGCATTGCGAGTTAAGTCGCGCAGCTCGTAAAGCTCTTGCATGGTTAGTTCTCGCGTTTCTTTGAGCCGGAAAAGCTCGTTTTTGCGCGCGTATTGCTCTTCGGTTTCGTTCGGTGCTTGTGACATAATTATTCCCCTTTAGTCGTTACTGGCTGAGTCTTACTATCCGCGCTGCGCTCAGTGAGCTTCACAGAGAGCAAAAACGCTGTAATGTGGCCTGCTTTATCTGGCATTTTTTAACTCGCTGATGTCGACAAAAAAGCAATATCCTTTTCCGCCCTTGGCTTTTAACCAGCCGAGTCCATAAGCGTTATATATTGCCAGTCTTTCAACCGCTCGAACCGCATCGCGCTTTGTCCTAAACTCCCCATTCCGGTTAAAGACACCATCACCTACCACTAGCGAGATGAAGAAACGGTAGTCTTGCTTTAAAACCGCCTCCCTATAAGCCGGAGGGAGATCGTCACTGCCATAGATGCCAATAGCAAGTTGGTTGTAGTCCGCGTGCATAATTTTCAACCTATAAGCCATAATTATTTTCTCCCGTAATGTGTTGGTTGTTGATTGCTAGTCAGTAATCAAGTTATACCCCGAGACCTTTGTCGCGTCAATATGATTTTTTATTTTTTTTCAAAATTATTTTTGCTCGATAAAAACCTCTACTCTCGGGTTGTCCTTATCGACTCCGCCGCGCAAGAGGATCATTTCGTCAATGTACCTGTCATCAAGCATTATCCCGACTTTTACGATCAAGTCGGTCATGATTTTCTCGAAATTAGCTATGTCTCTCGCCGCGTGGTTAGGGAAAAAAAAGATATATTTTACGCTGTAACTCGGTGATTCTTTCGGGACGCTTCCGATCCGAATCATAAGGTTTCTGTCACAATGCGTTTTAAGGCCCATTACAACGCCCCTGAGCGCGGTCAAACATTGCGCAGTATAATCCCTCACAGAAACTGTTTTGTGCCTCCCCTTGCCGCTCCTAGCGTTAAAGTAAGCGGTATTTGTGGATGGTGGGACGGGTAGTTCGAACTTTATTTCCATTTTTTTCTTTCTGGGGTCGGTTTAATGGTTTAATATTTTCTATAACTGGCTTTTACCCGTGAACCCAGATGGGAAACCGCAGAAG